GTATCTCCACTATCTTGAAACGTCACCGGCCCATCAGTATTCGCCAGATCTACATCTGAGAATGAATACTGATGATAAGCGGTAGATCCACTTGTGAAATTTTCCGTCGTCCCATCGCCCCAATCTACGGTATAATCAGCAGAAACAGTAAAAGCAACAAACGGCGATTCTGGAAACACCGCGTACAGACCGGCAAATTTCTGCGATCCCGATACTGACGGTAATGTCGCCCACGTTGGATTTCGTTTCCAAATAGACGACACTCTCGCCCCCGACAAACGCGAGAGATTACGATCCATATAGCTGATAACACTCATGCTGTAATCTCCGCACCGAACAGATTAAATGCTACCGTTGCCGTTCCCGCATAGACAGAGACGACATCCGTAGCTGATAACGTCATGCCAATAGATATTGGAATAGTATCGTATTGATTAAGCAGCCCGTCATGGACCAAGTAGTGCTTATTATCTATTGCCGCCCCACCAGGACGCACAGCCACCCTAACCGTAGTAGAAACCCCTAGATTTGCAATGACTATCGTAGACGCAATTGCCGATGTCGATGCCGGAACCGTATATAGCGTCGTAAGTGTCGTCGCTGCCGGATTGCTTTGGCCCAGTACTTTATATGTGGTTGTCATGGCAAATTAGATCCCAGCAAAAAGGAAAAAATGAGGATGGTCCCCGGTAGCACCTGTGGCACCTGTTGGCCCAATAGGTCCATCAGGCCCAGCAGGTCCGGCAGCTCCGGCAGGTCCAGCAGGTCCGGCAGGTCCAGCAGGTCCAGCAGGTCCAGTATCACCTTTAGTACCAGCAAGTACACGCCTAGCAAAAATAGGGTTAAAATCAGACATTTACTTTCTCGCCTATTTACGTGAGATTAGTAGCTATATTCAAATTAATACTTACTACCAACTTAGTAGGAGTATCAGAGATTGCAGAAATATCTAAATAAATCCAATTACCTGCCGCAATGTCAGCATTAGATAGGTCAGAATCAACAAAAGCAGGGGTAGTGGTAGCGGTAAATTCGCTACCCATAACATTAGTACCAGCAGAAGTGGGGTCGGACCTTTCCTCAATGTTAAATTCTGCATTAGTAGCGCCAATTACATAAGCATCTATGCGCCTTACGGTTAGGCTGTCAAATACTCTAAATCCAGGATGTTCGCCTATGGCCGGGTTGTCAATTTCCCAGACCCATGCAACACTGGAAGGGCCTGTAGCACCAGTAGCTCCATCAGCTCCGGCAGGCCCAGCGTCTCCCTTAGCACCGTAAATTACACTACTAGCAAATATTGGGTTAAAACTAGGCATCGTCTACACCGCACTAATAATTTACGCCAACAACTCAACAATCATGTCGTCATTTATAGCCGACACTTTGATAGCATTCACTGGAGAAAGAATGGAATCAATAGAGACCCCAGTTACTTCCCCCTGTTCCCATTCGGCCCAATACGCCGTGTTGGCATTGATATTAGATACTGGAGATACAGAATAGTACACGTTCCCAGACCCACTATCTCCAGGAATAAGGTTAAGCGTGATAGGTGGAGAGATTTTATGAAGTAGGAAAACTTCTTCCGTACCCGCAGGAATGGTTTTCCGTATAGATATCTGGCGAGAAGCAGACATATTTCACACTCCTTAGAGACGGAGAGAGAGGGTGCCATCCTTGGCTGGGGAGGACTCTTCTTACAGCTAGTATTAGCTGAAATCTACCACGGTAAAGGCTTCATCTCGGAAACGGTAATACAGGTCTCCAAAATCCACCCTAAAGTAAGTAGAGCGTTGCAGCACCATGTTCTCGACGGCTTGATAGGTGGCGGAAACATCAACAGCTCGTCGAATGCCATACCGCTTATCAAACATCACCAACATATAGTCATCAAGAACGGTATCAGGAACAAGCAGCACTCTAGGAGACGCTGCCGCCCAGTTAATAACATTGAACTCAACATTCAAGCCATAACTGCCAGAATCTCCTACATTACCCACATTAGTGCGCGGATCAAACATTACAGGGCGACCTGTACGAGATTGAAGCGCCAGAAGAGTTGGCAGGGTGCAGATAATACAGTCCCTAGACACCTTACGGGTAGGATCATACAGCATCTTCAACCACGCTTCCTGCGTCATTATTCCACCAGTACAAGCCGTATCATAGGTAGTCCCTAGCACTGGAGTAAGGGCAGCCTGACCAGCATCAGGATTACCGTTCACGATACCATCAATGCTTTCCCACAGACGCTCGATTCGCTCTCCTTCCGTCTGTTGCTGCATGATGGTTCCGATAACATCCAATGTAGTGGTTTTCGCAGCTTGGTCGGAAATCTGCAAACCGATAGAATTGGTAACAATCGTCTTAGACGATTGACTAGCAGTAATGCTTACCAAAGTACGCGGCAACGAATTCTGCGCAATCGGCTGAGAACGTTCACCACGAGGAGCCGTAACGTTAATCATGGGCTGAGTAAACATCTGCCCAGGAATAGAGTCGGTCCCGGCCAGCATAGAATTGAACGCCGCCTGCTCAACGCCATAATCCTCAATCAAGTTTTCGGCTACAAGGCTGAGCACGATTTCAGGAGAGAAGATGCGAGACGCCGGGGTATTTCCACTACCAGCTCCAGGGCTAACCACCATTCCGCCCCTAGACAAGGACTCTCCCGCAAATTGCGGAGCATAATCCCCAGTCATAAGCTCATAAATAGAAGTAGCCCGCAACCCTTTAGGAATGTCAGTCTTCATGACAATACCTAGGCTCTGCACTCCCTGCCGAAAGACAGTACCATAGTCAGGATGTCCGTCAGGATACTTGCGTTGCAAGAACCCAGTAACAGTCAATCCCATTCTAGCCGCAGTAGAATAGTCCTCCAGAGCCAATACACCTTCCTTCTTAGTATTGCTCCGGTCAAAATAGTAAAACTTAGCCTCAGTAGACATTTGCAGTACCTTTCTAAAGTTAAAACCTGTTAGGTTGAAGTTAGACTCTACGAACTAGGGCCTTGCGGCTGCTGATAGCCATCACCATCCATTTATTAATGGTAGGAGGAGTCAGTGCAGCCGCCTTATCCAGATTCGGCCCGCTAGCACCCACAGCAGTACCGATAGCCGTAGGAGTACCAGAGATAACCAGATCTCCAACCGCCAAATCATTGTCCTCATCGTAGCCGTAGAACTCCACACCAAAGTCACATCCAACTCCAGCAGGGTGATTCCCGCCTTTGGTGCCCAACTCTACCGACCGCACAAACCCGTAGATTTCGTCTCCGTCATCGCACAGGCTAACCAAGTCGCCAGCCAACTTCACAGGCTTGCCAATATCTGTACTGCTCCAAGCCCCGTCCCCAGAATCCAGCAATTCCACACGGTCAGGAGTATAGGGAGTGATAGTTTGATATCTCATTTTTAAGTCCTCAGCTAGTAAATATTAATGATTAACCTTTAAGAGTTTTCCCAGGAGTGATTCCATAGGCTTCAGGAGTTTCAAGTCTTCCAGTAGAATCCACGACCCCCTGAGTTGTCAGCCTTCGTCCAGCATTGAACGTCGCTTTCGCCGTAGCCTTAACCTGATTCAAAAGAATGGGAAGCTGATTTGGAGACGTACTTCCGGCGAGTACAGCAGACTCTCCAGTTAGGGTTTTATATCTATTAATTTCCCCTAGTAGAGCCTCACTTAGTGCGGTAACAACTCCAGTTTTCTCTTCAAGTTGAGCCTTAAGTGTGGCTACTTCAGCAGTAAGCAGGGCGATAGATGCCGTCTGCTCTCCAAGTTTAGACGTAGCTGACATAAACTGAGCCATGATAGCGTCTAGACCTTGAGGGGTAGGAGTCTGGTCAGTAGTCGCGGGAGCCTGGGCAGTAGCCACAGGGGCCGGGGCTTCCTCTTTCGGCGGCTCGGGAGTCTTCTCCAATAGAGCAACGGTAAGGTCTTCATCCGTCGCTAGAGGGGCCACAACTCGCTTATCAGTTTTCATACCAGTCTCCACAGAAGGGTCATTAATGTCAGCACCGAGGGCACTTGCCTTCGCTAGCGTAGATGTTACGGGAAGTCTATCAGATCCAGCCGTTTCTTTCGACGCCGCCACGATGGAAGAAAATGTTTTTATCCCGTCCGATAAGCCTGCCAACTTGGCTTCAGGAGGAAATAGAGTCTTACCCTCTCCCCAAGCCTCAACATCGGCCATATCTAGGCTTCTACGTTTAGCAATATGCTCTAAAAAATATGTGTAATACTTATTAGCTACCGCCGTAGCGTCAGCAATTACAGCTTCAGACAAAGGCTCTACATCCTGATAGATAGCCTTGAACTTTCCAGCTCTAACTACCTTAATGTCGATGCCCATCTCTTTCAACATTCTCGCCTTAGAATGTAGAGTAACGACGGTTCCTATACTGCCAACACGCCCCATGGTAGAAGTGTAGATCTTTTTTCCTTCTGACGCTATCCAGTATCCAGCTGATAACGCACTACCGCTAACATACGATTGAAGAGGCTTAACTTTTCTCAGATCGGCGCACATCTCTGAGACAGCATCTAATCCAACTACATCTCCTCCTGGGCACTCCTTCATATATAACAAAACAGAAGCGATGTCCTGCATGTCATATAGTGTCTTAAGTGCCGCTACAACAGCGTCATACGACGTAAGGCTTGAATAAACATGCCACCATTTATGTGACGTTACTAAGGGTCCATCTAATGTAATTATCCCTACATTCTCATAGCGGCTTAACAGTTGTGTAGCTTTATGCTCAGCGGACTCATGCGCAACTTCCCCAACATCATCATCTTCTAATGCTTTAACAGCATTAGACATATTAAGGCGTTTAAGGATAAGCTCCCTAGACCCTGAATCAAAATCATGTGAAAGCAATTGATGTGGGACACTATTCTCATCCCCTAGCCATACATTATACATATCTACCTCTACACAAAATAAACTACTACTTACGAACCTCGTTATCTTTCCCGCCAGAACTCGCTGGTGTTTTACTAGCCATCTGCCTACCATGCGTATCTGTATTAGGGCTAGGCAACTTTGATGCCTCTTTAGATTTATAGAACCCAGTACCNNNAGAACCCAGTACCAGATAACTTCTCAGCGCCAGCAGGGAGTGAGCGCAAGCCTAGCATGTACTGCGCCTCGTCATCTGTTATTCGTCCGTAAGACAACAACTCCATAACTCTATTCTGTTTAATGGCAGTATAGGCTTCAAGTTCCGATTCCGGCCTAAGCTCAATAGTATCAAACTTAAACTTTACATACGCCTCAACACCTAGAAGCCTGACAGCCAGAGTAAGTGCCCTTGAGATAATTTCCTCTACTGGAACCTGAAGTAGCGCACAGATATATGTAAAAATCACCATCTCTGCGCTAGCTGTATTTTGTGATCCTCCGCTAATTCGCAACCCTAACGCTGTAGGGCTAGCTTTCAATGCTGAAGAAGCATTTCCTATTAAAGTCTGCAATAGCCCAGAAAAGTCGGCCTTCTCTCCAGTGCTATTCACAGCTCCCACTTTAGCTAGGTTGTAGAATACGAACGCATCATCCGGCGCCGTCCCTCGCAAATCTTCTTCTACTGTTGCCTTAACAGATTGCAAGTATGCCTTTAGCTTTTCAGGGTCATTCTTAATGTCTCTTGGAGCCGATGCTACTACCTTCTCGTAATCAAGCTCTACCGTGGTTCTCGGAATACCAGTTCTACGCAATATCCTCCACATATCTTCAATGAACTCATCCAGCATGAATAAACTATTCATACCCCCCGACATGATTGGAGTGGAGATGATCTTCGTAAGCTGCGTAGAAACTGAACTAATAAAAATATTAGGGTAGTTTAATGGAATAATGCCAGAGGAAGTAGAAACGTCTGTAGACCTTTGAGATGGGTACTTAGACCCATCTCCTCTTGAAATCCAATCTATAGAATCGTAAGCGAACAAATTAAATGTTGCTGGAAACAGCATCTCATCTACAGACAGCTCAAGGCCAACTCCAGAGGCAATGCAACATTCAAGCAGCATGGTTTCCAGTAAACGAGTAAACCCTAAAGAATCATTAAATCCCTTAGAATAATCAGACAAAGCATCAATTCTAGCTATGACAGACTCAGCCGCCCTCAACCCTTCACTACTAAACTCCATCGTACCAGTTTCATACGCCGCTAAACTATACCCTCTAGCGGCCAGCCTAAACATAGTAAGGACCGCTGTAGATACAATCGCGTCCCCTTCATACATTATCCTAGACAGGGCAATAGGACTTGCCGCTCCTCTGTGCGCTTTAGCACTTGTATTATGTACAGTGCTCGCGTCAGAAGGCACTTTCTGATTGTTGTAGTATTTACTAACTTGATTAGTTGACGCTCTACGCTTTGCCTTACTAACAATATTAGGAGGCAATACCGTATCACCAGCAAAATCAGCAAAGTAAGCTTTCCCTTCTTGGGAAGCTATTCTTTCTGCTAATAAATTAGCTATCTCTACTAGATTATTGCCGGTGTCTGACATCATATACCCCTCACCAAATTCTACTTCCAGCATTATTACCTAAACAACAATAAAATCAAACTCTTTCTTCCACTCTATCCTTCAATTTAACAGAAGAGATGCCAACCATACTTCCAATGTAATTTGTATTTCCCCCCAATTCAAAATCCCCAAAAAATATCTTTGCCGCCAACCAAGCATATAACATAGAAAAGAAATAATGATCTGCCCCAGTATTGGTCCACACTTGTTTAGTAGCAGAGGTAGCTGTTACTCTAGTAACTTTCTTTACCGCCCTAAAGTGCGCTACCATCTCATTATACTCATCTCCTCCAGAAGGAAATAGAACACTCCCCGCCCCAATCTCTTTCACTAACGCCGATATTGCTTTTGTTCTTCCAATCTTAACTATTCTATCTTCCTCCTTTACCATCAAATACTCCAAACCCAACGTCCCTTCCGTAAACTCTCCCGCAAATACATCTCCTTCCCCCTCAGCCACCAATGATTGTTGCAGGGTGATGTCTGGGCCTACATCAACAATCCCATGTCGAATATTAAACGCTCTCTTTACTTCAGTTACTCTACGCAATACTTCATTATCCCCAGTTTGTCGTATACTCTCCATCCATACTAACTTCAGTGGATGTCCATAACTGACTTCTATAATCGTCAGGTGGCATGTTTTACCTACATCCAGCCCGAACACATACGATGCCATTGAACTTCCCTGCCCAGGAACTATAAGATCCACTACGGATCTTTGCTTAATCATCTCCAGAGTCAGGCTATTTGTATTATCAGAGAAAGGCATCCCAAGCCTATAGTTTACATAGATAGCCTGATCGTCATATTCATGCCTACTATTCGCTAGATTTACAGGGGTATTGATCTGTGGTAGACAGAGTGGATCTACTTGAAATGACGCTATTTCTCTACTTGGGAACATAGGCACCCAAGCCCGCTTACGCGGGTCGCAGAAATTATCCATAGTGATCGGTTCTCTACATCCTGGGCAGAGGCAAACAGCTTCCTGTACTTTTACACTTGGTCTCTTCTGGTCCGCCTTAGTAAACGTTATTAAAGTTCCATCGTACCCAGGTACTATAATATCTCTCCAAGCTTCAACACATACCCATTTTCCGCACTTGTCATGATATAACATATAATAATTTCTCTGCCCCTCATCAAACATCTCACTAATTCCATATCCCTCCACTGTTGGAGTAGAGACATCAAATAGAAAACGTTCTTCTGGTCGATAATGCCCAAACCTAGATAAAAATGTAGTAAGTACAGAAGGTATTCCGAAGTCGTATTCGTCCCTTACTACTCCCTTACAGGGTACAGAGATGGCCTGTCTTGCTTTCTGTGCGCCAACGAAATAGACAAAGGAAGAGCCTATCTTTCTCATTGTCGTATTTCGCACTGTTTTAGACTGTAGATTGCTCAGGGTAGGTGAGGATTCGATAACAGGAAGGGCTCTACTTGTGCTAAACGTACTTGCAAATCCTCTACTTGGGAGAACATACATCCAATGCGTACCTTGGTAGAGCGAGGCTAACCCTAAAATAATTCGTACAATGATCTCACTACCGCCTGTTTGAGAGGCTTTTCTTAAGGCTTTATGGGGTGCAGGATGTTGTATTACTCCCGACTGCCATTCATGGCCTTCAAAACTGAACGGGTAGACCCCATCGGGTGCCTTCGTATTGACTTCCAGCCACCGAGCTAGATCAAGATTCACTACTCCCGGATCTACTCCTAAAGAGAGCGAATCGAATTTGGATTGCAGGGAGGATAACATTTAGACGGCCTGCAATCGCTGACTTTGAATTTCTAACTCAGATGCTAGATCTCTTAGAAATGCGTCTCTCACATCTAACGGCTGTTTACGCAGGGCGAGCATTACTGCCGCTTCAAACGCTTGATTGGCAGCTACTTTTTTCAGGTATGGTTCAGCCTTCATAAGAGACTGGATGACTTGGGCGATAAGCGCCATAGCCGCCTTCCCTTCCTGTAACCCTACCTCTGCCCGAAGCTTCCCCTTCTCATCCAGCACCTTACTCTTGACGCCATCTACCAGGGTATGCAGGGTGCCGATAAGGTTGATGGTGTCCTCTAGATTGCCCTTCTTTTCCACGGCAGGTGTATATGTCCCCAGGATGTCGGGTAGGTCTGGCTGCTGCTGGATCGTAATATCAAATGAAGATGCAAACGGGTCGTGCATGGGGGAACCTTTTGTCTCAGAAAACCACATTGCTAAAGTATACATCAGAAGTGTTGATTTGAAATTTCCCGGGAAATTTTTTTAGTGATTTCTTTTAGAGAGAAAATTGAAATTTAAGTAGGCTGGGCCGGTAAAGGTAAGCTGGGCCAGTAGAGGGAAAATTAGACTGGGACGGTAGAGGTAAAGCTGGGCCAGTAGAGGGAAAGTTAGACTGGGACGGTAGAGGGAAAGGTAAAGGTAGGCTGGGCCAGTAGAGGGAAAATTAGACTGGGCCAGTAGAGGGAAAGTTAGACTGGGACGGTAGAGGGAAAGTTAGACTGGGACGG